CTTCCTGTCACCGGAGGGGGAGCTGTATAAGCGCATAGGGGAGTTGGCAGGCAGCACCGCCGATTATGTCACCGAAAAGATGCTGGAAGGTATCACGCTGGGCTATAACCCGAAGAAGATAGCGCGGGCGTTCCAGGATAGTTACGGGCGCGGGCTAACCGATGCGCTCAGGATGGTACGCACGGCGCAGCTATACAGCTATCGAGAGGCGAACCGCGCCAGCTATACCGTCAACAGCGATGTGGTGAAAGGCTGGCAATGGGGAGCAACGTTGGACGGGCTGACCTGTATGTCATGCGTGGCGCAGCACGGGACGGTACACGGGATGGATGAACGCTTGAACGGTCACCACAACTGCCGCTGTGCGATGATACCTGTCACTATTCTATTTCCTCCCGCATTGGATGAGGAAGGCAAGGACTGGTTTGAAAAGCAGCCGGAGGCGGTACAGCGCAAGATGATGGGCGCGGGTAAGTACGATGCGTGGAAGGCTGGCAAGTTTGATTTGAGCCAGTTATCAATTGAGCGTGAAGATAAGGTTTACGGTGCAATGCGTGGAGAGGCGGCATTGAAGGACTTAGTAGAGCCATAACCATGCTCGCGATAATAATAGTTATCAAAAGCAAGAAGCTACCAGGAGGCTATTGAGTACCCACCCTCTGCTATCGGACAGGGAATTTTGGATCATCGTGCGCCGTGCGCTGCTGATGATTTGTGACGCTATCGAAAAGAAGTACATCAAGAATGGCGACACATCTTGTGGCGTACAAATGCACGTTGAATACAATCCCCCTACCCTACCGAGCGCAGAATAGGGTATTGTATTAGCACAGATATTCTGGTACAATAGTTCTAATTGAATATGTATAGCGCCCCGCGCTAAAACGCCGCGCACTATACTTACGAGCTGCCGTGAAAACGCCCGCTTGTGTTTCTGAGAGATCAGGAGCATGAGCGGGCGTTTTTTATTTACCAACCGAAAGGGAGAAATCATGGAACCACAGACCGAGACGGTCACGGAACAGCCTACCGAGACGGTAGCTGAACAGCCAGCCACCACGCAAACGCCTGAGACGGGCGAAAGCGTAGAGGCTCGAATAGTACGCATGGAAGCAGCCCTGAAAAAGGCTAACGCTGAAGCGGCTAAATACCGCAAGGCGGCAGAGGCAGTCGAGGCCGAACGCAAGGCGAAAGAAGAGGCGGAGCTAACCGAGACGGAAAAGCTACGCAAGCGCGCCGCCGAACTAGAGGCTGAACTGAAAAGCGCACAACGAAGCACGATGCAGCGCGACGCTGCCGCAAAGCACAACCTGCCCGCTGAGCTGGCAACCCGTTTGAAAGGCGAGACGCCTGAAGAACTGGAAGCTGACGCAAAGGCGCTGGCAGAGCTGCTGCCAAAGCATAAGGCACAACCTAACATTTCACCCACCAACCCTGGGGGCAACGCCTCACCGAACGAGACGGTTGACCAGATGAAAGCGCGCCTGGGTATGTCCCAGAGTGTCAATATCTTTGACAAGGATTACATGAAGGCGCACGGAGGTGGGGCTTTTGTCACCGATAAGGAGTAACACCAATGGCTAACGAGTCCACCTATTCAGATATCTCTACTGTCGTGAATAGCATCTACGAGGTCGCTTTCCTGACCTCCCGCGAACAGTCCATCATGCAGGGCGTTGTTCAGGTGTTTAGCGACACCAATTCAAGCACCCCGCGCGTGTGGACTGCCTACACCGGCGGCACAATCGCAACCGTGGCTGAAACTACCGACATGAGTTCGCAGGCTTTCACCCATGCGGCAGCCGGAACCCTGACCCCCGCGCAATACGGGGCGCAATACTTCCTGACCGACCAGCGGCTTGCATCCGACTGGGCGGCAGCCGCACGCGACGCGGGTACTGACCTTGGGCAGCTTCTAGCCGTCCATGTGGACAGTAACCTGGCAGGCACGGCAATCTTCCAGAACCTGACCGCCGGCACCGTTGGCACGGCTGGAGGGACGCTGACCTGGGCGAATATCATGCGCGCCAATGCTTACCTGCGCGCCTCCAATGTCCCCTTCCCCTACAACGTGGTACTGCGCCCTGAGCAATGGTACTACCTTGCAAGCGCATCATCCGGCGTTCCTACGCTGATGGTATCCGACTCCATCCTGGAGAATATCGCCCGCGAGTTCTACGTGGGTTCCTGGGGCGGGATGGACTTCTTCATCGATGCGAATATCACCAGCGGCACCGCGGCTTACGGCGCAATGTTCAACAAGCAGGCTATCGCCCTGGATATGCGGCGCGCCTTCCGGCTTGAGAGCGAGCGCGACGCATCACGCGGCGGCGGCGGATACGAGCTGAACGCAACCATGATCTACGCTTACGGCGTATATCGCCCGACCTTCGGTGTGCAGATGGTAGGCACATCGTCATAGATGTGAGTAACGGGGGCGACGGGCTTACCGGTATAAGCCTCCTCCTCGTCGCCCCCGTTCTCGAAACCTGAAAGGAGCAGGAATTGAGAATACTTTGGCACTCTAACGCACCCTGGGCGGCTACTGGATACGCCAACCAGACACGGCTCTTTACCAATCGAATACGTGATTTAGGGCATGACGTGGCAATTTCAGCCTTCTACGGGCTGGAGGGGGCAAGTATCCAGTATGACGGGATGACGGTTTATCCGAAGGGGTATGACGGCTTCGGCGGCGACGTGCTACCCGGTCATTACGGGCATTTCAACGCAGACATAGCAATCAGCCTGATTGACGCATGGGTGTTTCACCCTGAGCAATGGCCGCCGCAGATCCGCTGGATACCCTGGTTCCCTGTTGACATGGAGCCACTACCCCCCGCTGTAGCGCGCCCGGTAGCACAAGCCTGGGATCGCATCGTTTACAGCAAGTTTGCGCTGGAACAGGTACACAACGCTGGACTTCAAGCGCACTACGTACCGCATGGCGTGGATACGCAAGCCTTCACGCCAATGGATCAACAAGAAGCCCGCGCAAAGCTGCAAATGCCGCCTGATACGTTTGTGGTGGGCATTATTGGCGCAAACAAGGGCTATCCGCCGCGCAAGGCATGGCCTGAGATGATCCAGGCTTTCTCCGAGTTCAAGCGCAAGCACGGCGACGCTATCTTGTACGCGCACTCCAACCCAGGCACACAGAACGGCGGCGTGAATATGCTCGAGCTATTTGAAGCCTACGGACTGGTCCCAGGGCGTGACGTGGCATGGCCGAATATGTACCGCAATATGATAGGCGGATACGACAATGCAGATATGCGCGCATTTTACAGCGCCTTTGACGTTCACCTGCTTGCGAGTAGCGGTGAGGGGTTTGGCATCCCGATCGTGGAATCACAAGCCTGTGGATGCCCCGTGATTGTGGGCGACTGGACAAGTATGCCTGAGCTTTGCTTCAGCGGGTGGAAGCTGCCGAAAGAGGAAGCGTACCCGATGTATACGCTGATGGGTGGCTACCAGTTTTATCCCCGCGTGGGCGCTATCGTTGACGCATTAGAGCAAGCCTACGCCGCCAAAGGTGACGCGAGTGTGCGGACATTGGCGCGAGACGGGGCGCTTGAGTACGACGCGGATAAGGTGACTGAGCGATATTGGAAGCCTGTGCTGGACAAGATAGCCGAAAGGATAGCGGGATGACAGGAACGGTAATTATTCATGAATTACCCACGACAATAG